AATTTATCCAATACTAAAGAATACGGTTGGTTATTCGGGGTGAGTAAAAAAAAATAAAATAATTTTAAACTAATTTAAAATGGGAAATATCTTAATTAAACAAGCAAGAAGCACTGGACCTGGTTCGGTTTCAATTATTAGAACAAAAGAAAAGGAAAGTGGTAAATTAGACGGTAAAGCACTACAAAGAAATGTTGATGCGATTAAGTGCTCACCAGAATCTGATGGTACAACAACATATGTACAAAAAAAAGACTGGGATGGCGTTACCGAAAACTATAAATTTCCACCTTATGTTGACTGTGAATACGTAAATTAAAAAATATGGCGAATAAATTAACAATATACCAAAAATTAAATAAAGTTCTGGGTAACGAGGTAGATGGCCCCAAATATGTCATCGATCCTAGTTCTTTTGATGGTCTTAGTGGTGCTGATTTAGATCAAAAAAAGTTAGAGGCGCAACAAACCCTCTACTTACAGAACCAATGGAAAAAGATCGATAACGAGCTTTATCAAAAAGCGGTTTATTATGAACCAACAAGGATTGCTTCTTATTACGATTATGAAGCGATGGAGTATACACCAGAAATTTCTGTTGCTCTGGATATTTTTGCTGAAGAAGCTACAACAGCAAATGAAAGCGGTAAAGTTTTAACGATATATTCTGACAGCGGTAGGATTAAAAAGGAGTTAACACATTTATTTGAAAACGTTTTAGATATAAACGCTAATCTAACCTCATGGGCTAGAAACGTTTGTAAATATGGTGATAATTTCATATATAACAAAATAGTACCAAACCAGGGTATTGTTGGTGTTACGCAATTACCTAACATAGAAATGACAAGATCTGAACCAGGGTTTTCAAAAATCACTAGCTTAGACGATCAACAAAAAGAACAAAACATCAAGTTTTTCTGGAATGATAAAAACGTTGAATTTAATTCATTCGAAATTTCTCACTTTAGATTACTTGGTGATGATAGAAGATTACCTTATGGTACCTCAATGTTGGAGAAGGTAAGAAGGATTTGGAAGCAGTTGTTGTTGTCGGAAGATGCGATGTTGGTATATCGTGTTACTAGAGCACCAGAAAGACGTGTATATAAGGTCTTTGTTGGTAATATGGATGATAAAGATGTCGATGCATACGTTGATAAGATCGCCAATAACTTTAAAAGAGTTAACATGGTTGATAAAAACAACGGAAATCAAGATACACGCTATAATGCTTTAGCTGTTGACCAAGATTATTTTATCCCAGTTAGAGACCCAGGTTTAGCAATGCCTATTGAGACATTACCTGGTGCACAGAACCTTTCTGAGATTGCTGATATCGAGTATATCCAAAAGAAAATGTTAGCTGCGCTAAGAGTTCCTAAAGCCTTTATAGGTTTTGAAGAAGCTACTGGTGACGGTAAAAACTTAGCTATTCTTGATGTGCGTTTCGCTAGAGCTGTACACAGAGTACAGAAAGCTTTAATTCAAGAATTAAATAAGATGGCTATTATCCACCTTTATACTAAAGGTTTTACGGATGATCTAGAAAATTTCACAATAACATTGACTAGCCCATCTACCCAAGCTGAAATGCTTAAAATACAAAACTGGAAAGAAAAAATTCAGTTGTATCGTGATGCGGTTTCAGACGCTGGTAATGGATTTGGTGCTGTTTCTATGACATATGCTAAGAAAGAAATCTTAAATATGAGTGATGATGAAATTAAACTCGACATTCAAAGACAAGCTGTTGAAAAAGCTGGTGGTGAAGAGCTTAAATCATTAGGTGAGACCATCAAACAAACTGGTATATTCAGGGATATTTACAAACTTTATAAAATTGACCCTAATAATATGACCTTGGGTGCTGATGGAAGCGCACCTGCATCAGATATGTCATCTGGCGGCGGTGGCGGTGGTGGAGACATGGGCGGTGGTATGGATACCGCGGCTGGAACCGACTTTACCGCACCGTTAGAAGTACCTGGTGCTGAGGGTGGTGCCGAAGGTGGCGCTGAGGCGGCTGCTGCTGAACCAGCTACTCCAGAAGAACCTTTAGCGGAAACAACAAGAAAAAAATTAGACGCTAAAAATAAATTAATAAATGAATCGCTTAAGAAAACGATTGATGAAATTGATAAATTATTATAATAAAACTATTTATAATTAAAATTAAAAAAATGTTTGGACAACTAAAAGAAAGCATACTTTCAAACTTAGAAAAGACTTATCAGAATAAAGGTGAAAAGGATTTTAAAGAATCCTTCGCCAAATATGTTAAAGTTTTAAAAGAAAATAACACCTTAAGAGAGTTTACCGAGGTATATGATTTATTAAATACCATGAGATTTGAAGACGAATCAATTGCTAAGGAATTCGTTGAAGAATCAATAAACCACTTAAGATCATTCAACCTTTCTGATGTTGATAAACTTAAGGGTTTAACAGAGGAAGAGATATCGATTGAAGGTACTGTTAACGAAAGCATTGACCAACTCGTTTTTGGTAAAAAACTTTCTTTGGTTGAGAAAGTTAAATATAAAACAAACCTTATCAAGCATTTGACGAGAGCTGAAAAATCAGCTGAGTCATTAACCGAATCGATTGAAAAGATAAACAATAGTTTAACTGACAAGATATCTAAGTTAAATGAAGAACAAGTTAAAGTTTTAAATTTGTTTGCGGAAAATGATGAGTCGGCTATTAACAACTATTACAACAATTTGATTGAGAGTACGCAAAATGTTGTTGAGGAAACTATTAATGGTGCTGATGATATTATAATCGTTAAAAAACTATTAGAAGTTAGAACAAAACTAAATGAGATGAAAAACGAAAAACCATCTCTAGAGACAATTGATAACATCATTGATCTTAAAAAAAGTTTCGAATAAAAGAATCTCCATAAAAAAGTAAAGCCAGGGTAGCGAATCCTGGCTTTTTTTGTTCCATAACTGGAACGGTCCTAAAACACCGCTTATAGCGGAATATCTTATTCTTTAGGTGTGTTATCAGAACCACCCTTTTTACTGAAAATCTTCTCAATAACTGTTAAACCTAAACCGCCGCCAGCTATAAGGCACAACGCATCGTACATATACTCTGGTGTACCCTCTGGGCTTCTAAATGTAGCAACATAAGCTAGGATAATAACATTCATTAGTGTAAATAAAGCTGCGAATCTTTTACTAGATGTCTCACTTTGGCCTGACAATAGGTCGTTAATAAATTTTTTCATGATTAATGCTATTTGATTTGTTTTTATTTTTATATAAATATCTGAAAATTTGCTTTAGTAACTTTTTTTTACTATTATTATCACCTAACAATAAATATATTTTAAAATATGACTAAAGCAAATGCAATGCAAATTTGGAAAAGAAAAGAAACTCTTCACAGACGAGAGATTTCGAGTTAAATACGGTACTATTGATGCCGTAAAATTAAACGCTGTCTACATAAATGTGGAATCGTGGGTACAACCAAAGGATATAGAAAACTACGATTCATACATAAGACTAATGCGTAAACAAATAATAGTTAATATAAAAGATAAAATTGACAAAACGTATTTTAAACAAAATTTTATCGTTGATTTGGATCTAAGGGCTTCTGGTATGTCAGATGATAAAAAAAGCTTTATGTTTATTGAGCTAACTGTTTACCCCGAACAAAAAATGAAATTTAATTCACCTTTAATGTTTAAAAAAATGCGTGAGTTATCTAATCTTATAATTGAATCCTTAGAACAAAATAAATTAAGTTACTTTTCAAAAAAATCAAATGCCAGAACACGAAGACTTTGAATATGAAGAAATACCTTTAGAGGAAGGTATTGAGATCATGAATGATCATTTACAGAGAATACTACCATCGATTGAATCTTGGTATACAATAAACAACACTGATTTCTATTTTAATTTCAAGACGGTTGCTACTGTAGAATCTGGCCTTTATACGATGATATATAATGAAGGTAATGGTTTTGGTATCTCTAAGCTGAATTATAAAAGTGATGAGTTTTTTCATTTACCTTCTTTACCACATAATCAGATCATATCAGATTTAAAAATATTCTGGGATAATATTGAAAGGTTTAGAACGTATAACCTAACACCTAAACGCGGTATAATATTATATGGAGACCCTGGTTGTGGTAAAACATCACTAATACATTTGCTGGTTGACGAGCTTAAAAAATATGACGGCATCTCAATATACTTTGATAACCCATTCAACTGGGTTGAGCTAGCCAAATTAGTTAGGAAGGTTGAAAAAGAAAGACCTTTGCTATGTATTATCGAGGACTTGGATTTAGTTATCGATAAATTCGGTGAAGAAGTGTTTTTAAATTTCTTAGATGGTTTAAATTCGATCGATAATGTGGTTTATGTTGCAACAACCAATAATCTGGATAGGATACCTGATAGGATTAAAGATAGACCATCAAGATTTGATAAGAAATATAAAATTGAAAAACCTAATGCTGAGGATAGAAAATTATATTTCCAATCAATACTAACAGATGAGGACAAGAAACTATACGATATCGATAAACTAGTAAAAGATACCGATAAATATACAATGGCCCATCTTAAAGAAACTTTTATTTCTTTATACATTCTTAAGAACGATTATACCGACACGATTAAAAGACTTAAAAAATCCAAAATAGCTGATGAGAGAATCGGATTTGATCTTTCTGATGACTAAAATGGTATTTAACGTGTTTTCGCTATATTTATTAGATATATTCATATAGCAATGGGGATAAAAATTTTAAAAGAAAACGAAGAGGGTTTTGGTATTTTAGTTGAGGGTGATGCTGGGTCTGTATCTGAAGGTTTACAGAGTCAGATTATAAACGAAGATTTTAGCGGAGCCATAGACTTATCAGGTCCAATATATTATTACGCCACATTACAAAAATATGGTGTTGAGAACAGAAACGGTAGAGTTTACCCAGAAGATATCCTAAAAAGAGAAGTTGAGAGATATAGAGAGGTTATCGCTAGAAACTCTAGCTTTCATGAATTGGATCACCCACAAGAATCGGTTATATCACTTAAAGGTGGGTCACCACATAGAATAGTTGATATGTTCTGGAAAGATAATGTCCTTATCGGTAAGTTGGAGATATTAGTTTCAGAAGGTTTTAGAAGAAGTGGTGTTATATCTTGTAATGGTGATTTAGTTGCCCATTACCTAGGTTACGGTATGACTTTAGGTATCTCATCTAGAGGTGTTGGTAGTCTTAAAAAGATTAATGGTAAGAATGTTGTACAAGACGATTTCGAATTAATTTGTTGGGATATCGTTTCATCACCATCGACACCAGGCTCATATCTTTATAAAGATGCGAACGACTTTAATAAATACGATGAAGTTTTAAACGAACCTAAAGAGATCGAAGAGACTAAAGGTGTTAACCGCGCAACTGGTGAAAAATACATCGGAACCGATTCAAAAGAAGATTTAGTTGCTAAGTTAAACAAATTTTTGAAGTTTTAATTTGACTTTTACCCTAATTATACCTAGAATTGTAGCAATTAAAAAAATTTTTTTATGAAAACATATTATTGGTACACAGTTACAATTCAGTTTCTTGTTGAAGACGAGCAAACGGGTAAAATTAAGAAAGTTAAAGAGAACTATTTAACTAAAGCGATTTCCGTAACAGATGCGGAAGCCTCTGTAATCAAGGATTTAGAGGGTGTTATGGGTGAATACAGAATCTTAAAAATCGATGAATCAAGATTCGTTAGGGTTATTGTACCTGAAGGAGTTGATATCAACGCTGAATAAAAAAATAACAAAATATTATACGAAAGTCACTCTTTATGGGTGACTTTTTTTTTGTTATAACCTTTAATTATGGGGTTTTTTATTATTTTTTAGACTTTTTGCTTTTTTGATAGTATTTATTACTAAGATAATCTATCATAATAATTTTTTAATAAATTAAAACATGAGCAAAACAAATATTTTAGCAGAGACTCTCGCTGAAATTCAAGAACTAAGAGAGGCTGTCTCTAAAAATGCTAACCATGCGTTAAAGAGTACCCTTAAAGAGGAACTAGAAGAAATTGTCAAAAATAACCTTCAAGAAGGTATTGATGATGAAGAGTCTACAGATGACATGCCAGGTGCTGAACTACCTGGTGATTTAGATCAAGCAGATAATAACGATGGCGGTATGGGTGATGACGCAACTGATCTTTCTGGTGAAGAAGGTGAAGAAGTTATCGACTTAACCGATAAATCGGATGAGGAAGTTATTAAACATTTCGAACTCATGGAACCTGCTGACGAAATCGAAATCGTGCAAACACCTGAGGGTGGTTTACAGATTAACATTAACCCATCTTCTGACGAAGAATCTAAAGAAGGTTCTGAAGAAACGTTACCAGCAGAAGATTTAGCTGAATACGGTGATGAACACCCTATGGCTACTAAAGATGCTGTTGAGAAACTCGAAGAAGAGGGTAAAGTAGATGAATACGGTGATGAACACCCTATGGCTACTAAAGATGCTGTTGAGAAACTCGAAGAGACTGCCGATGAAATGATCAAAGAAGAAGAGCCTGTTTTTGAAATCGAAATCAGTGAAGAAGACGCAGCTGCATTAGCAGAAATGTCCACTGAAAAGGAAGAAAAAACTAACGAGGCTGAAAAAGTTGAAGAAGCTGTTGCTGAAGAAGCTACAGAGACCAACGAAAATTCAAAAGAAAAAGAGTTACATGAAAGCTTGGTTGTCATGAGAAAAAAATACCAAGAAATAGTGGCTGAAAATAATAAAAAGACTAAAGAGTTAGAAGGTTTTAAAACTTTAGCCGAAGAATTTAAAGGTTCTGAAGCTGATTATAAATCTGCTATTAAAAATCTTAAGTCTCAGTTACAAGAGGTTGCCTTGTTTTCGTCTAATTTAACATACGCGATTAAATTGATTACTGAAAACTCTACAACTAAGGATGAAAAATTAGAAATCCTTAAAAGATTCGATGGAGCTAAAAACTTAAACGAATCTAGAGAAATCTTTAATTCAATGCAGTCACAATTTAGTTCGAACAAAACTGCAACTAAACAGATGGTTGAAGAAAAAATTATGGAAACTCCAAAAGCTAGTGGTTCATCAAAATTAAATGAATCAACTGCTTATACGAATCCACAATTAGATAGAATTCGTGAGATCATCGGTAAAATCTAAAATTAAATAATAATTAATAAAACAAACTTAAAAAAATTACTAAAATGGGAGCATTATTAGAATCAGGAAAAGTTGGTAACGTAAGCTTAAATCACTTGAAAGCTGTACGTACTGACGTAATTAACAGATGGGACAGCTTAGGTCTTTTAGAAGGCTTAGGTGGTCACAGAAAAGAGAATATCGCACAATTATTCGAAAACCAAGCATCTTACATGCTTAATGAATCAGTTGCTTTAGGTAACGAAGGTTCTTTCGAAACTGTGGTATTCCCAATCGTGAGAAGAGTATTCTCTAAATTATTAGCTAACGAAATCGTTTCAGTACAAGCGTTGAACTTACCTATCGGTAAATTGTTCTACTTCGTACCTAAATTGGAAAATTCAGCATTTGCTTCAGGCGCCGCTGGTATTGATCCAACACCTAACAGTACGATTAGCCCTAACCTTTATGACGCGTTCTATGGTGAAAACGGTCTTTATGACACATCTAAAGGTGCTGCGGATACTTTAACAGGTACTAAAGATACAAGTACTTTGTATCAGTTTAGCTCATCATCAGCAAGTGGTTACGCAACCAAAGCTGGTACTTCGATCCCAACTGGATCAACAGAAATCATTAAAGTTGACTTCGCTTCAACTATTAGCAACTGGGAAAACGCTGAAGAAGTTATGTCTACTTTGGCAATCACTTCAGCTACAGCTAACGCTGATTTCGATTTCTATTTACCAGCACAAAAATATGGTAACTCAATCATGGATTCACAAGGTGTTGTTTACATCGCTATTGTTAACAACAGTTCTACTGTAGCTTTACCATTAACTGGTTTAACAGTAACAGCTAAAGAATACGAATCTTTAGAGTACAATGATCAAATGGGTGAAGTTAGCTTCGAACTTAAGTCTGTAACAGTTTCTGTTATCGAAAGAAAGTTAAGAGCTCAATGGTCTCCAGAATTAGCTCAAGACGTATCAGCGTTCCATAACATTGATGCAGAAGCTGAATTGACAGCTTTATTGTCTGAGCAAGTTGCTGCTGAGATTGACCGTGAAATTTTACGTGACTTACGTAGAGGTGCTGCATGGAGAATGACTTGGGATTACTCTGGTTCAAGAGTTAACACAGGTGGTTTATCTGCAACAAACGGTTTCTATACTCAAAAAGAATGGAACCAAACTTTGATCACTGCGATCAACCAAGTTTCTGCACAAATCCACAAAGCTACCTTAAGAGGTGGTGCTAACTGGATCGTAGTTTCTGCTGAAGTTTCTGCTATCTTGGACGACTTAGAATACTTCCACGTATCTAACGCTGCTCCTGAGCAAGACAAATATAACATGGGTATCGAGAGAATCGGTTCATTGGGTGGAAGATACCAAGTTTACCGTGATCCTTACTTCCCAGCTGATACAATCTTGATGGGTCACAAAGGTACATCTTTGTTGGATACAGGTTACATCTACGCACCATACGTGCCAATGCAATTAACTCCTACAATGTACAACCCATTCACCTTTGCACCAGTTAAGGGTATTATGACTCGTTACGCTAAGAAAATGGTTAACAACCGTTTCTATGGTGTAATCAAGTGTAAAAATATCGTTAGCTTCGGTATCACTGGTTTAAGATAATCTTAGGGTTACATTAATTCTGAAAAGGGTGGATTTTTTCCACCCTTTTTTGTTTATATTTCTTTCCTTTATTACTATATTTGTATAGTTAAGAAAAAGATTTATGAAAAAATTACTTTATGTAGCACCGCATTTATCAACAGGTGGCTTACCACAATACCTAACCAAAAAAATTGAACTACTTAGAGATAGTTTTGATATCTACGTAGTTGAATGGTCAAACCATACTGGTGGTGTTCTTGTCGTACAGCGAGATAAAATAACTTCTATGGTCGCTAGAGATAAATTCTTCACTCTAGAGGAGAATAAAATGGAATTAATTAATATTATTAATAACATTTCTCCTGATATTGTCCATTTAGAAGAAATTCCAGAGTATTTTATGGATTTTGATGTTGCAAAGGAACTCTATAAAAAAGATAGGGGTTATGTAATCGTTGAAACGTCTCACGATTCATCATATGACGCAACGCAAAAGAAATTTTTCCCAGATAAGTTTATGTTTGTGTCAAATTGGCAAATCAAACAATACGAATCAATCGATATCCCAAAAGTTTTGGTTGAGTACCCTATTGAATACAAACAAAGGCCTAATAGAGAAGAAGCTTTAAAAGATCTTGGCTTAGATCCTAGTAAGAAACACGTTCTACACGTAGGTTTATTTACACCAAGAAAAAACCAAAAAGAATTTTTTGAATACGCTAAATCTTTACCAGAATATGTTTTCCATTCTGTTGGTAATCAAGCTGGTAACTTCGCCCATTACTGGGAACCTTTAATGGTTGATAAACCAAGTAATGTTGTTTGGCATGGTGAAAGAAAAGATGTGGATAGGTTCTATCAGGCCATGGATTTATTCCTATTTACTTCCAGGGGAACAGATAACGATAAAGAAACAATGCCTTTGGTTATTCGTGAAGCAATTTCATGGAATTTACCTATTTTAATTTACAACTTAAACGTTTATTTAAATTATTTTGATAAATTTGATAACGTTAATTATTTGGACTTCACAGATTTTAATAAAAACTGCGAAATAATTAAAAATACACTTGAATCGGGTTATGAAGTAAATACAGCGTTGGATATCAACAGATCAAACGAAGCTGTTATCATATCGACTTACCCAACAACAAAAAGTTCTTTTGACACCACCGTTGAATGTATTTTAGCCGCAAAAAAAACAGGTAGAAAAGTTATTTTAACATCACATTTACCTATTTCACCAGATTTACAAGGTTTAGTTGATTATTGTGTTTATGACAAAAACAATATTTTAACAAAACACACATTCTACTCCCAAAGTAGATACGGTGAGGGTGATTTCTTTGCTTTTGTTAACTTAAGAGGTGAGGGTAACGATGTTTACCACGGACCAACTTGCTACACAAACTACTATAATGGTGCCGCTTTAGCACACGAGTTAGGTTTTGAGAAGATTTATTTCCTTAACTATGATTATGTGTTAAAAAATGACGCATACCTAGATAACGTATCTAATGTTTTGAATAAAAAATCAGCTTACTTTGGTGATATGCCTAATAATGCTGAGGGTCATTCAGTCACAACCTTTTTTATGGGTATTAAACCAGAGTTTTACTTAAATAATGTAAAACCAATTTTTAACGCTGATGATTATGAGAATTTAAGACATAAATGGGGTTCTTTTAGTAATGGGTACGAAAACTTGATGTACTTCGCGTTTAAAGATAAATTAAATGAGATTGAATTAGTGGGTGAAGAAATTTTTAAAACGGAAATTTCAACTAATTTCCACCATAGAGATTACTCTAGAGTAGAATATTTCACTTTACTACCTAGTAATATACCAAATACATTTGTAACGTATTTCCAGGTTTCAAATTCAATAGATAGCCGAATTGTTAATATAAAAATTAACAAAAATGGTTCTTTATTACACGAAGAGCAGTTAACTGTTACTGGTAAAGGGGCTTGGTACCGAATTGTTAATTTTGATCTAAATGAAGATGCTAAATATCTTATCGAGTATTCTTCTTTCGATAAAGACACCCAACAATTCATCGAATACAAATCAATTGAGGTTGATAATGAGTATTTGACAACAAAATTACCAAATAATGGTATGTTCACATATAACGGTGATGTTAATACGGTGGATCTATTAAAAGGTAAAGATGATGGTAAACCTAAGATTAGAATTGTTCATTTGGTAACAGAACCAACAACGAATCAAAAAGAACTTAGATCGGCTTTTTCATTAAAAGACTTCGCTAGTAATTTTGATAACGTTGAGTATTACGAGCAAGTTAACGTAATCTACAAAGATCTACCACCAGTTGAAACTTGTAATAGACCACACGATGTTGCACCAGAACCAGGATATTTTAAATTGTCCCCAGGTCATTATGGTTGTTTCTTGGCACATAAAAATGGTATCACATTACCAGACAATGATAAATATGATTTTGTACTTGTTTTTGAGGGGGATGTTATTATTGACAGCCCGTACCAAGAATTATACGACAATTTAATCAGATGGTCGCAATTGGCTAAAGAAGAAAACGTTGATATGGTTGGTTTTGGTAACTATGTTGCTGAAAGATATGAGGGTCAAAGAGAAGATTTGCTATTAAATTTAAGTATCTTCGCTCCAGCACAATCTTACTTGATTAATAGAGAAAAATTACCTACTTTTGTTGAAAAGTTCGAGACTTGTAAATGGGACGCGTTTGATTTGTGGATGACTAAAGTAGCTGGATTACACGGGGCTATGGCAACAAAAGTCTATACTAAACATTTACCTGGGTACTCTATTGTTGATAAGAAAGAAAAAAATAAAGATAACGATGTTGCGGCTATATTCGCAAATTAAAAATTCATTATGAAAATATGTCAAGTACATCCTGGATGCGGGATACCAGTTCCACCACCTAATTGGGGGGCTGTTGAAAAAATCGTGTGGGAGTTCACACAAAATTTAAGATTATTAGGTCACGAGGTTGATATTAAGTACGCAAACGAGATTCAACCAGGTGAATATGATATCGTACACGTACACATGGCCAATTTGTGTCATTTCCTTCACGAAAGGAATATACCCTATATTTACCAACTACACGATCACCACGCTTTTTACTACGGTAAAAACTCATTCGTTTTTAATGAAAACTTAAAAGCTATTGAGAATTCATTGGTATCGCTTATGCCTGGTAAATTCTTGGTACCATATTTCAACACACCAAAGGCTGTATATTTTTCACATGGTGTGAATACAGATTTCTTTAAACCAGCTGAAAAATTACCAAATGAGCATAGATTATTATGTCTAGCTAATAACGGTTTGGCTGGTATGAATGGTTATGATAGAAAAGGGTTTGGATTTGCTATTAAAGCGGCTATGGCAAGAAATCTCCCTATAACAATCGCTGGGCCAAGAAACAATGAGAATTTCTTTAATGAGAACCCTTGGGTTTTTGGTTACCCTAAACTAAACATAGAATGGGAACCCAACCAAGAGGAGTTGGTTAATTTATATCACAGACACACGATTTTTATGCACCCTTCAGAGCTAGAAGCTGGTCACCCGAATCTAACTATATTAGAAGCGGCTGCTTGTGGTCTACCTGTAAATGGTTGGATCGAAATGGAGACCGATTTTAATGGTATGTGGAGAGCACCTAGAAATGTTGTTGATTTAGTACGTGGTTTAGATGATATAACAAATAATTACGAAGTCTATAGAAATAGAGCCATTGCCCATGCTGAAAGTTTATCGTGGTATAATAGATCAGTAGAATTAGCCGAGGTATTTAAAGAACACAGTAAATGAAAATATTAGGGATATCAGCTGGTCAGCATTGTTGCGGTATCACTTTAATCGATAACGGTAAGATTATTTTTTCTTTAGAGGAAGAACGACATAACAGGATAAAAGTTTACAAAGATTTTTATTCAGACGTTTTTAGAGCCCCGTATTTGAGTTTAAAAGACGCCACAGATAAATTAGGTTTTAATATAAATGATATTGATTATGTCACTAGTTATTACCCCAAAAGCGAGGTTAAAATAATATGGGATACATTAGAAACTGGTTTACCTTTTCCAGAAAATAAATTTATTTTTGTTGACCATCATGATTCTCACGCCGCAACAGCTTATTATTTAAGTGGTTTTGATGAAGATACTCTGGTCGTAACTATGGATGCTAGTGGTGGTAAATATAGCGCAAAATATTTTATCGGTAGTGGTGGTAATTTAAACTTTATTGATGGTCTTGGGCTTAAAAATAAATCATTTGGTCACTATTATGCGATGTTAACCGAATTCTTGGGTTTTAGACGACTAAAAGATGAGGGTAAAGTTGTTGGTATGGCTGGGCACGGTAAACATGAACTAATAGCGTACCAATCATTTAACGATGCCATAAAAATAGAGGGTATTCATACTGATAAAGATGATTCAGGTGTTTTATTTGGGCAGGTTTATTTGGATTTTTACACCTCTTATTATAAAAGGGTTGGTTCCAGAATTTACCTTGGGTCAAAACAAGATTTAGCGTATAACGGCCAATTAGTTTTTGAAGAAAAAATTGTTCAGTTGTTAACGAACTTACATAACCAATACCCTAATGTTAAAAAAATAGCTTTAGCTGGGGGTGTTTTTGCGAATGTTAAATTAAATAAACGAATTAATGAACAATATTGGGTTAACGAAGCCTTTATTGCACCCCCAATGGGTGATGAAGGTTGCGCTCTTGGTTGTGCTTTAATGGTACACAAGATGTTTAACCCAGAATTCAAACCTTTTAAACTAAATGATGTTTTTATGGGTACATCATACACTGATGATGAAGTTGGTGATCAATATTGGGATATTAATAAGTTTAGTAGGGAACTTTTTACCCCAGAAAAAGCGGCTAAATACTTGGCTAGCGGTAAGATTATCGGTGTATTTAATGGTAGATATGAACACGGACCAAGGGCTCTTGGTAATAGAAGTATTATCGGCGAAGTAACCAACCCAGAAACATACGATAAAATAAATAACAAGTTGCAAAGAAACGATTTTATGCCATTTGCACCAGCTGTTATGGAAGAACACGCGAATACAATCTTTAAAGTTGATAAATCAGCTTATACAGCTCAATTTATGACCATGTTGTATGATACAAGACCAGAGTGGTCTGATAAAATACCAACGGTTGTGCACCCTAAAGATAAAACAGCTAGAATACAAATAGTTACACAAAAATCAAATCCAACATTTTATAAAATATTGGACGAATATAATAAAATAACGGGTGTACCTGTTTTATTGAACACATCATTTAACGTACATGAGGAACCAATTGTTTGTCACCCAAACGAAGCGTTTACGCATCTAGAAAATGATGTTGTTGATCTATTGATAATAAACAATTTTATATATAAGAAATATGAAGGAAACATTAATTAACGAATACAATAACACTGAAATTTTATCTAGGGATTATAAAGAACCCTCTAACTCATTTATTGTACATTTTATTAACGGGGTTTTTTGTGAAATAAAAGGCCCTTTATCTAAAAAATATCGTGTGGTATTTATGGATAACAAAACTGGGGATATACACCACATTACCGAAATAACAAACAATATGTGGACCAAAAGCTCCATACAATATTTTGTTGAGTGGGGTGTTAAGGTTTATGATGTTGAAAGTAATGAATTAGTTTTTGAGCACAATTACAATGCGACTGGTAAAAAAGTTTACATTCATTTAGATAGCAGCGCTGTTGGTGACACATTAGCTTGGTTTCCATTCGCCGAAGAGTTTAGAAAAAAACATAATTGCAAGGTTGCGGTCTCAACGTTCCATAACGAGTGGTTCGAAGCTATGTACCCAGAATTAGAGTTTATTAAACCAGGTACACCTGTTCCAGATCTATACGCGATGTATACAGTTGGTTGGTTTTACGACAATAAAGAGGTTGTTAAGAGCAGAATACCGATTGATTTTAAAGAACATCCACTACAAAAAACTAGTAGCGTGATTTTAGGGTTGGAACATTCTGAGGTTAAACCTAAAATGGACGTCCCTAATGAACCAAGTAGATTTGATGATAAATATGTTATTATCGCACCACATGCATCTGCACACGCTAAATACTGGAACTATCCAGGTGGTTGGCAAACAGTTGTGGATTACTTAAATGATCGTGGATATAAAGTTGTAATGATTACATCCGAAAAATTAGGTGATAATTGGCACGACTCAAAACTTGGTGGTACACTTAAGGGTGTGATTGATAAAACTGGTGGTCACATAGAGCTGACTGATAGAATGATTGACATCAAAAACGCTGAAATGTTTATTGGTTTGGGTAGTGGTTTGAGTTGGATGTCATGGGCAATTGGTACGCCGACTGTTTTAATCTCAGGATTTAGTTACCCATTATCTGAATTTGAAGACTGTGTTAGAATATTTACACCAGAACCAGATAAAACTTGTAACGGTTGCTTCAATAGACATTGGTTAAACCCAGGTGATTGGGAATGGTGTCCAGAACATAAAGATACACCAAGACACTTTGAGTGTACAAAAACTATAACACCTGACATGGTTATTGATGGTATTGAATCGATTATCGGTAAAAAAGAGAAGAAAAGTTTTTTTGGTAAATATTTTTAACTATATTTGCCACTACAATAATAAGTAGTGGTAATGTTTTACAGATACGATAGCGATCAACTAAAGTTTGTCAAAGACAAATTAAGTGTTAAAATAGCGTTAGGAACCACCATTTTACTAATGGTTGGTTCCTTTTTTATTGGTAGGTATTTTCAATCAGACACCCTAGACACGATAGAGAGTAAGGTCCGTATAATAAACCTGCAAAAAGAAAAAGACAAGTTTTCTAAAGATAAATTTGTCGATGAACTTAAAAATAACGGGATAAAATTCCCACATATTGTTATGGCGCAAGCTATTGTTGAAAGTGGTTTAGGTAGAAGCGACCTATTCAAGTCAAATAATAATCTGTTTGGTATGCGAGAAGCTAAAAGTAGGATGACGACATGCTCTGGGTCAAAGAATAATTTTGCTTACTATAAAAAGTGGCAAGACGGTGTAGTTGATATGGGCTTTTTTCAATCAACCTATTTAAATAACATTAATACCGAAGAAAAATATTATTTGTTTCTTTCAGCGCATTACGCAGAAGCACCCAATTACGCACAAACAATTAAAAATATCGTGGATAAACAAAAATTAAAATCATATTTTAATGAGTAAAGAAAAATTAAAAGATATCCTCTCAACACCAACTTATTGTGGACAGGAGCAATATCTTATAGCGAAAATAACAAAATATCTTAATGAATGTAATTTAGATTATGTTATAGATGAGCATGGTAATATCTATGTAACAAAAGGTGTTGCTGAATATTATCCATGCGTTGTGGCACATACAGATTCTGTGCATAGAATAGTCGATATGGATATCTTACACCACCCAGATGAAGAAGATATCATATATGCGGTTGAAAAAGGCACAAATAAACCCACTGGATGCGGTGGGGATAATAAGGCGGGTGTTTATGTATGTTTAGAGCTACTTGAGCGCGTAGAGGTCTTAAAAGCGGTTTTTTTCGTATCTGAGGAGTATGGTTGTTTCGGTTCAACGCTAGCCGATGAAATTTTCTTTGAGGATGTTGGTTACGCATTACAATTCGATGCACCAGAAAATGACTGGGTTACTCATTATTGTAACGGTGTTAAGTTATTTGACGAAGATGGCGATTTCTATAAAACGATAAAACCAATACTAGAGGATTACATGGGTGATTACGTTTTAGGTAGACACCCATATACCGATGTTAGTATTTTAGGGGCTTTTTATGATTTTTCTTGTATAAATTACTCCGTTGGCTACTACAACATGCACTCATCCAGAGAATATGTTAGTATTAGCTACGCACAACAAGCCCGAAATATCGCTTTAGAGATGATTTCATCCCTGGGTAATATAAAGTATCCATTTGTTGATGAAAACGTCAGAATCAATAAGGAAAAGGCTAGAGAAAGAGCTTTAAAATCTCTTAACGGTTTGAGAAAATAAAAAAGGGGCTTTAGGCCCCTTTCTTATTTATTATTTCTTTAAATCTTGGATCTCTTTGTCAAGATCTTTTATCGCTTCGATAAGTAATCCGACTAAGTTTGCGTAAGCAACCGCTAAGTGTCCATCAGATTCTCTTATGGTGATAACCTCTGGAACAACTTTTTGAACTTCTTGCGCGATAACACCCATTTTTAATGATTTGTCTTCAATGTCGTTTCTTGTATAGTTAACACCTCTCATACTTCTTACTTTATTTAAGGCATCACTAATTGTCACAACATTATCTTTAACTCTTTGATCAGAGTATGCAACAACATCACCAGACGCGTAGATAGTACCACCAACATCCAACGTGTATGAAGGTGAGTTATTATTGATACCAAGTCTAGTATTTGTTATGTCAGCTTTCAAGAAGCTTACACTTTGAACCGTTGCTGTACCAGTTGTTCTAACTAAGAAGTCAGGTTGGTTTGTGAACGATCCACCACTGATACCTGAAGTACCGTTAATAGATTGACCGCTTGTACCAGATGCACCAGTTGTACCGTTAGTACCGTTAGCACCTGAAGAACCAGAAGTTCCAGATGTTCTTGATAAACCGCTGTTACCCGCATTACCAGCGTTACCACTTGTTCCACTCGAACCGTTAGTACCAGATGTTCTTGATAAACCAGACGCACCTGATGTACCATTAGTACCGTTAGCACCAGAAGTACCGTTTTGACCAACACCCGAAGTACCCGCACCAGAAGTACCGTTTGTACCTGAAGTTGCTGATAAACCACTTGTTCCACCTGTACGAGAAAGACCAGACACACCACCAGTACCTGTTGTACCAGCAGAACCTGAGACCCCACTCACACCACTTACACCGTTATTACCACTTGTTCCGTTAGATCCAGTTGATCCAGATAGACCACTTACACCACTTAAACCAGAGATACCAGATGCACCAGTTGTACCAGCAGTACCCGTTGACCCCGAAGAACCTGAAGAACCACTACCAAATGTAGCACCAGCACCAGCTGAAATACCAGAGTTACCAGTTGTACCGTTAGTACCAGAAGAACCAGATGAACCACTTGTTCTACTTAAAGCACTAAGACCCCCAACACCATCGTTACCACTTGTACCTGAAGAACCAGAAGAACCACTTGTTCTACTTAAACCGCTGTTACCAGCAACACCATTGTTACCTGAAGTACCATTTGAACCGTTAGACCCAGATATACCTGATACACCAGAGTTACCGCTGTTACCAGAAACCCCGTTTGTACCGTTAGAACCGTTAGATCCAGATATACCTGATACCCCTGAAACACCACTGTTACCTGAAACACCAGCCGTACCAGAAGATCCGTTAGAACCACTTAAACCTGATGTACCATCATTACCCTTAGTACCACTTGTACCAGTTGATCCAGAAGAACCAGAGGCACCCGAGGCACCTGGAGCCATACTCATACCTGAAGTACCAGCAGAACCAGTTGATCCTGAAGAACCTGAAGCACCACTTGCACCTGAAACCCCATTATTACCGTTGTTTCCGTTAGTACCGTTAGATCCGTTAGAACCTGATATACCACTCAAACCAGAGTTACCGCTGTTACCATTAACACCATTTGTTCCATTAGAACCATTAGATCCAGATACACCACTTAAACCACTGTTACCGTTATTACCGTTGTTACCTGAAGTACCGTTAGATCCAGACGTACCAGATGTACCAGATACCCTTGAAGGTCCAGATACACCATTAACACCTGAAGTACCATCAGTACCAGTTGATCCTGAAGAACCAGATACACCTGAAGTTCTAGATAAACCAGAACCACCAGCCACACCAGAAGTACCAGTTGTCCCTGAAGATCCGTTTGACCCAGATAAACCAGATAAACCACTTCCACCGTTGTTACCATTAACACCGTTAGTACCGTTAGAACCATTAGAACCCGATATACCACTCAAACCACTGTTACCACTGTTACCAGCAACACCGTTTGTACCGTTAGATCCGTTAGAACCAGATACACCACTTACACCACTAGCACCGTTATTACCGTTGTTACCACTTGTTCCGTTAGAACCAGTTGATCCACTATTTCCACTAACACCTGAAGTACCGTTAGAACCATTACCACCGCTTAAACCAGCCGTACCCGATGAACCTGAAGAACCAGATGCTGCGCTTATACCGTTTAATCCAGCAACACCACCAGTACCAGTTGTACCAGTTGATCCAGAAGAACCTGAATTAGCACTCAAACCACTGTTACCAGCGTTACCCGAACTACCATTTGTACCAGTTGATCCTGAAGAACCACTTAATGCTGAAGCACCAGCGTTACCATTCATACCAATTGTACCGTTTGTACCAGTTGACCCCGAAGAACCTGATATACCTGATACACCAGAGTTACCGCTATTACCGTTGTTACCTGAAGTACCATTAGAACCAGTTGACCCTGAAGAACCTGACAATGCTGAAGCACCTATATTACCAGCAACACCATTAGAACCATTTGTACCTGAAGAACCTGAAGAACCTGAAACTGTTGATGTTCCTGAAGGTACAGGTAAACCACTTGTACCTGCGGTACCAGTTGATCCAGATGAACCTGAATTAGCCGAAGCACCACTGTTACCAGCAACACCGTTAGAACCAGATGAACCACTTGTTCCTGAAGTTCTTGATAACGCCGAAGCACCATCAATACCGTTAGAACCGTTAGAACCTGAAGAACCTGAGGTTCCCGAAGTTCTTGATAAACCTGAGTTACCAGCAACACCAGAATTACCAGATGTACCATTAGAACCCGTACTACCACTTGATCCGCTTACCGCTGAAGCACCATTATTACCAGCAACACCATTAGAACCATTTGTACCAGTTGATCCTGAAGATCCGCTTACCGCTGATAAACCACTGTTACCAGCGTTACCCGAACTACCATTAGAACCAGCTGTTCCTGAAGAACCTGATGAACCTGAAGCACCTGAGGCACCTGGAGCCATACTCATACCTGAAGTACCAGCAGAACCCGTTGAACCTGATGAACCTGAAGCACCGCTCGCACCATTGTTGCCAGCCGCACCATTAGAACCAGCTGTTCCTGAAGAACCTGATGAACCTGAAGCACCTGAGGCACCTGGAGCCATACTCATACCTGAAGTACCAGCAGAACCCGTTGAACCTGATGAACCTGAAGTTCCTGAACTTCTACTCAAAGACGAAGATCCGTCCGTACCGTTTGTACCAGTTGAACCACTAGAACCTGAAGTTCCTGAAGTTCTAGATAAACCACTTAAACCTGCGTTACCAGAAGTACCAGTTGTACCAGTTGATCCAGAAGATCCACTTAATGCTGACGCGCCGCTGTTACCTGCAACACCATTCGAACCGTTTGTACCAGTCGATCCAGAAGATCCAGAATTAGCGCTTAAACCTGAGTTACCAGCGTTACCAGCTGTACCGTTAGAACCCGTAGATCCAGATGTACCTGAAGTTGCTGAAGAACCACTATTACCAGAGTTACCGCTTGTTCCGTTAGAACCAGCTGACCCAGAAGAACCGCTTGTTCCTGAAGAACCAGAAGCTGCTGATCTACCTGAAGAACCTTCAGACCCTGATGACCCACTTGAACCTGATGTTCCTGAAGAACCAGAAGATCTACTCAAACCACTATTACCATCAGTACCACTTGTACCCGTTGAACCTGATGTACCACTTGTTCTACTCAAACCACTTAAACCAGCATTACCACTTGTACCTGAAGTACCTGTTGAACCAGAAGAACCACTTAAGGCTGAAGCACCTATATTACCAGCAACACCGTTAGAACCATTTGTACCTGAAGAACCTGAAGAACCACTTAAAGCGGATAAACCACCGTTACCAGCCACACCGTTTGTTCCGTTAGAACCAGCAGAACCCGAAGTTCCGCTTGTTGCCGAAGAACCGCTATTACCAGCGTTACCTGAAGTACCATTAGAACCAGTTGATCCTGAAGAACCAGAAGTTCCTGAAGTTGAAGATAACCCACTATTACCAGCGTTACCGCTTGTTCCGTTAGAACCAGTTGATCCTGAAGAACCAGAAGTTCCTGAAGTTGCTGAAGAACCAGAAGCTGCTGATCTTCCTGAAGAACCCTCTGTACCAGAAGAACCACTTGAACCTGATGTTCCTGAAGAACCAGAAGATCTACTCAAACCAGAGTTACCATCAGTACCAGCAGAACCAGATGAACCTGATGTACCACTTGTTCTACTCAAACCACTATTACCATCAGTACCAGTCGATCCAGAAGATCCACTTGTACCCGAAGACTTACTCAACCCACTATTACCATCAGTACCGTTAGAACCAGACGTACCAGATGAACCACTTGTACCTGAAGTTCTAGATAAACCAGAGCCACCAGCTACACCTGAAGTACCAGTTGACCCTGTTGATCCTGATGTACCAGAAGATGCTGAAGAACCACTATTACCTGCAAGACCCGCTGAACCATTAGAGCCTGTTGAACCAGATGTACCGCTTGTTGCTGAAGAGGCTGACGCGCCACTAACACCAGCGGTACCATCACTACCTTTAGAACCCGATGTACCAGAAGATCCAGAAGAACCTGATGTAGTAGATAGACCGCTAACACCCGCTACACCGTTTGTACCTGTTGACCCTGAAGAACCTGATGTTCCTGAAGATCTACTCAAACCAGATTGACCATCACTACCAGCGGTACCTGTTGACCCTGAAGAACCTGATGTTCCTGAAGATCTGCTTAAACCACTATTACCGTCAGTACCTGAAGTACCAGTTGATCCACTAGAAGCTGAAGTTCCTGAAGTTCTAGATAAACCACTTAAACCAGCGTTACCGCTTGTACCAGTTGTACCAGTTGAACCTGATGTACCACTTGTTGCTGAAGAACCAGCAGAACCACTTAAACCAGACTGACCATTTGTACCATTTGATCCCGTAGAACCAGATGTGCCAGAAGTTGCCGAAGAACCACTATTACCAGATGCACCTGAACTACCGTTAGAACCTGTTGAACCAGCAGATCCAGATGTACCTGAAGTTGCCGAAGAACCGCTATTACCAGCGTTACCTGAAGTACCATTAGAACCAGTTGATCCTGATGAACCTGATGTACCAGAAGATCTACTTAAACCAGAGTTACCATCAGTACCAGTCGATCCAGAAGATCCACTTGTACCCGAAGACTTACTCAACCCACTATTACCATCAGAACCAGAAGTACCAGTTGAACCTGATGTTCCACTTGTTCTACTCAAACCACTCAAACCAGCGTTACCACTTGTTCCTGAAGAACCAGCAGAACCAGAAGTACCTGAAGATGCTGAAGAACCAGCAGAACCACTTAGACCAGATTGACCATTTGTACCGTTAGAACCAGTTGATCCCGAAGTACCTGATGAACCGCTATTACCAGAAGCACCCGATGTACCATTAGAACCAGTTGATCCTGATGTACCTGAAGTTGCTGAAGAACCAGAATTAGCGCTTAAACCTGATGAACCAGAAGTTCCTGAAGTTGCTGAACTACCCGAAGAAGCTGATGAACCAGCAGAACCACTTAGACCAGATTGGCCATTTGTACCGTTAGAGCCTGTTGAACCAGATGTACCTGAAGTTGCTGAAGATGCTGAAGCACCACTAACACCAGCAGTACCATCACTACCTTTAGAACCACTTGTTCCAGAAGAACCTGAAGTTCCAGAAGTAGAGGATATACCACTATTACCAGCGTTACCACTCGTACCGTTTGTACCTGTTGAACCAGATGTACCTGAAGTTGCTGAAGAACCGCTATTACCAGCGTTACCTGAAGAACCATTAGAACCAGTTGATCCTGAAGAACCAGATGTTCCAGCGGATGCTGAAGAACCGCTTAGACCAGATGACCCTGAAGTACCAGTCGATCCTGAGCTACCAGACGTTCCTGAAGATCTAGATAAACCACTATTACCGTCAGTACCTGAAGAACCTGAAGAACCAGACGTTCCTGAAGTTTTTGATAAACCAGAGTTACCGTCAGTACCTGAAGTACCAGTTGATCCGCTTGATCCAGAAGTTCCTGAAGATTTACTCAATCCAGAATTACCATCTGTACCAGCCGAACCAGTCGATCCAGAAGATCCACTTGTACCTGAAGTTCTAGATAATCCACTATTACCAGCATTACCAGAAGTACCAGCAGAACCAGTTGATCCTGATGTACCAGAAGTTGCTGAAGATGCTGACGAACCACTATTACCTGATAAACCAGATGTACCGTTAGAACCAGTAGAACCAGATGTACCTGAAGTTGCTGAAGAACCAGCTGAACCACTATTTGCACTCAAACCTGATGAACCACTTGTTCCTGAAGAACCAGATGAACCAGATGTACCTGAAGTTGCTGAAGATGCTGACGCACCTGAAGAGCCAGATGTACCTGAAGAAGCTGATGAACCTGAAGTACCAGAAGTTGCCGAACTACCTGAAGAGCCAGCAGAACCACTTGATGAACTTAAACCAGAAGATCCTGAGGTTCCTGAAGTTGCTGAACTACCAGAAGAAGCTGATGATCCACTATTTGCACTAGAACCGCTTGTACCTGTTGATCCTGAAGACCCAGAGGTTCCTGAAGTTCCTGAAGATCTGCTCAAACCAGAGTTACCATCAGTACCAGCAGAACCAGATGAACCACTTGTACCTGAAGTTCTAGATAATCCACTATTACCATCGGTACCATTAGAACCAGAAGTTCCTGAAGAACCTGATGTTCCAGAAGTTCTTGATAAACCAGAACCACCAGCCACACCTGAAGTACCAGTTGAACCCGTTGATCCACTAGAACCAGATGTACCTGAAGTTGCTGATAAACCACTATTACCAGCAGCCCCAGCTGTACCGTTAGAACCAGTTGATCCTGATGTTCCACTTGTTGCTGAAGAACCTGAAGATGAACTCAACCCAGAACTACCCGAAGTACCAGTACTACCAGCAGAACCCGAAGTTCCACTTGTTGCTGAAGAACCACTATTACCAGAGTTACCACTTGTTCCGTTAGAACCAGTACTACCAGCAGAACCCGAAGTTCCACTTGTTGCTGATGAACCACTATTTGCACTCAAACCTGAAGTACCATTAGATCCACTAGACCCACTTGTACCACTCGTTGCTGAGCTACCTGAAGAACCTGAAGTTCCTGAACTATTACTATTACCTGAAGAACCAGCAGTACCAGAACTTGCACTTGAACCAGAAGAACCTGAAGTTCCTGAGGTTGCTGAAGTACCAGCCGATCCACTTGAACCACTATTTGCACTAGAACCACTTGTACCAGTACTACCAGAAGAACCTGATGTACCAGAAGACCCTGAAGATCTACTTAAACCAGAGTTACCATCGGTACCAGCAGAACCAGTTGATCCTGAAGAACCACTTGTACCTGAAGATCTAGATAAACCAGATTGGCCATCTGTACCCGCTGTACCCGTTGATCCGCTAGATCCAGAAGTTCCTGAAGTTCTAGATAAACCAGAACCACCAGCTACACCTGAAGTACCAGTCGTACCAGTTGATCCTGATGTTCCACTTGTTGCTGAAGAACCTGAAGATGAACTCAACCCAGAACTACCCGAAGTACCAGTTGATCCCGAAGTTCCAGAAGTTGCTGAACTACCTGAAGAAGCCGATAAACCAGCACTACCAGCACTACCTGAAGTGCCACTAGAAGCGGATGACCCAGATGTACCTGAAGTTGCTGAAGAAGCCGAAGCACCAGAAGATCCAGATGTACCTGAAGATGCACTTGAACCCGAAGATCCAGATGTACCTGAAGATGCACTTGACCCGCTCGTTCCTGAAGAACCAGAAGCAGCAGATCTACCTGATGAACCTTCTGTTCCTGATGAACCAGCTGAACCTGAAGTTCCGCTTGTTCTACTCAAACCACTATTACCAGCATTACCACTCGTACCATTCGAACCAGCTGAACCAGAAGTTCCTGAACTCGCCGAAGAACCACTTGAACCACTAGCCGCACTTAAACCTGAAGAGCCAGATGTACCTGAAGATGCTGATGAACCAGAGCTTGCCGATGTTCCTGAAGAAGCTGACGCACCTGAAGAACCATTCGTACCAGTTGAACCAGCTGTTCCAGAAGTTGCCGAACTACCCGAAGAAGCACTCAACCCTGAAGAACCAGCTGAACCAGAAGAACCTGAAGAACCTGAAGTTCCTGAGGTTGCTGAAGATGCTGACGCGCCTGAAGAACCAGAAGTTGCTGAACTACCCGCTGAACCTGAAGTTCCGCTTGTTGCTGATGAACCAGCCGAACCAGATGTACCTGAGGATGCCGATGCACCTGAAGTACCATTTGTACCAGTCGATCCTGAAGAACCACTTGTACCTGAAGATCTTGATAAACCAGATTGACCATCTGTACCAGCAGAACCTGAAGTACCTGATGATCCAGATGTTCCCGAAGACTTACTCAACCCAGAGTTACCATCTGTACCAGCAGACCCAGATGTTCCCGAAGAACCTGAAGTTCCGCTTGTTCTACTCAAACCACTATTACCAGCAACACCTGATGTACCATTAGAACCAGTTGATCCTGATGTACCCGAAGTTGCTGAAGAACCACTTGATGAACTTAAACCTGAACTACCTGAAGTACCAGTTGATCCAGAAGATGCACTTGAACCAGATGAAGCCGATAAACCTGAGCTACCAGCTGTTCCGCTTGTTGCTGAGGTACCTGAACTACCAGCAGAACCACTTAATGCTGAACTACCAGCAGAACCACTTGTTCCTGAAGTTGCTGAGCTTCCGCTTGTCGCTGAAGAACCACTATTACCAGAAGCACCTGAACTACCGTTAGAACCAGTTGAACCTGACGTACCTGAAGTCGCTGACGATCCACTTGATCCACTATTTGCACTAGAACCACTTGTACCTGAAGACCCAGAACTACCAGATGTACCAGAAGTTGCTGAAGACCCACTAGAACCTGAAGTTCCTGAACTATTACTATTACCTGAAGTACCATTTGTACCAGTTGATCCACTAGAACCACTTGTACCTGAAGATGCTGAGGCCCCACTTAAAGCTGATGAGCCTGATGTACCAGTAGAACCAGCAGAACCAGATGTACCTGAAGATGCTGAAGAGCCAGCTAACCCCGAAGAACCTGATGTTCCTGATGAACCAGCCGAACCTGAAGAACCACTTGTTCCTGAAGTTGCTGATGAACCAGAGGCTGCCGATCTACCCGAACTACCCTCTGTACCCGATGAACCGCTAGAACCAGATGTACCTGAAGTAGCAGAAGAACTACTATTACCAGATTGACCATTTGTACCATTTGTACCCGTACTTCCAGATGACCCAGATGTACCTGAAGATCTTGATAAACCCGATTGACCATCTGTACCAGCAGAACCACTTGTTCCTGAAGAACCAGAAGTTCCCGAAGATTTACTCAATCCAGAATTACCATCTGTACCTGAAGTACCAGTAGATCCAGAAGATCCACTTGTACCTGAAGATCTTGATAAACCACTAGCACCAGCGTTACCGCTTGTACCAGTTGTACCAGTTGAACCAGATGTACCTGAAGTTGCTGAAGAACCACTAGATGCGCTTAAACCTGAACTACCTGAAGTACCAGTACTACCAGCAGAACCTGAACTACCAGCAGTACCCGAAGTTGCTGATGAACCTGAAGATCCACTTGAAGCCGAATCACCTGATCTACCTGAAGTACCAGTTGTACCTGAAGTAGCCGATGAACCTGAAGTTGCGGAGCTTCCAGAATTAGCACTTAAACCTGATGAACCACTTGTTCCTGAAGATGCGCTTGAACCTGATGTACCTGAAGATGCTGAAGACCCAGATGAACCCGATGTACCTGAAGATGCTGATGCACCCGAAGAACCATTAGAACCTGAACTACCAGCTGTACCTGAAGTTGCTGAACTACCCGCAGAACCACTTAAAGCCGATGAACCTGAAGTACCAGTTGATCCACTAGAACCAGACGTACCTGAAGATCTAGATAAACCAGATTGACCATCTGTACCAGCTGTACCCGTACTACCGCTTGATCCAGACGTTCCTGAAGATTTACTCAATCCGCTATTACCATCACTACCACTTGTACCAGAACTACCAGATGTACCTGAAGAACCCGATGAGTTAGCCAAACCAGAAGAACCAGCTGTACCCGTTGATCCTGAAGAACCTGAAGTTCCTGAAGAACCTGAAGCGGCTGATCTACCTGAAGAACCTTCTGTACCTGAAGAACCAGAAGAACCTGAAGATGCGGAAGAACCCGCTGAGCCAGACAACGCTGATGCACCTGCTGTACCACTTGTACCAGTACTACCAGATGAACCACTTGTTCCTGAAGATGCTGAGCTACCAGCTAAACCAGCAGAACCAGATGTACCAGTTGATCCTGATGTACCTGAAGTTGCTGAAGAACCACTTGATGAACTTAAACCAGCAGAACCAGATGTACCAGTCGATCCTGAAGATCCACTTGTACCTGAAGAAGCGGACACATTTGAAGAGCCAGCTGTACCAGCAGAACCAGTCGATCCTGAAGATCCAGATGTTCCTGAAGAATTACTACCACCTGACGCACCAGCCGTACCAGTTGATCCACTAGAACCACTTGTTCCTGAAGATGCGCTTAAAGCTGAAGCACCTATTGTACCAGCCGTACCTGTGCTACCAGAAGATCCAGATGTACCTGAAGATCTGGATAACCCAGATTGACCATCGGTTCCTGAAGAACCGCTTGTACCTGATGAGCCACTTGTTTTACTTGAACCACTACCACCAGTGGTCCCAGATGTCCCTGAAGACGCGGAAGATCCCGAAGTACCACTTATACCAGAAACCCCTGATGTTCCCGCGGTACCCGATGTTCCTGATGTTAATGATGTGTAGGTGAATTCCCCCGATGCTGGGTCAAATGAAATGTAATGCGATGGGGATGTGTTCTCATCAACATTCTTTCCAAAAATACCACTTCTTATAATATGTTCGTTTGCCATTTTGCTTCCTTAAATTATTACTTATCTATAAATATATTTTTTCCTTAAAAAACTCCGATAATTATGGATTATTTTGTGATTAATTTTATACTAAACGTTATATTGTATGTGGATGAGTCTGCATTGTTAGCTAATAATCTAAAATCAGTACCAGAAACATCTGTTAATAATCTTAAACCATTTGTTGTACCACCAACATCACCAGTTGAAGTTTCATCATAAGCCGTTACCCCACCAGTGTGTGTTGATCTTAATGTACCAGCTCTAAACCCACCACTACTAACGTTTTCAATAACGTAATCAACGAACATACCTATTATATTGTTACCACTGTTATCAATTGCCTTTAGAAGTGCCAAACCACCCGAGTTAGACGAACCTTTATCAGACAACATCATCGAGTATATACCCAATCCTAACGCATTGTATGTTGAGTTATATGTGAAATCAGATAATACTTCAAATCTATTATTAGCTGCGTCCCAAATAAATACACCGTTTTGTGTCGCACCGTTAATATCAAGACCGACTGTTACATCAGATGATAAAGCACCACCACCAGTTACTGGTGCAGTTACATTAACGTTAACGTAAGTACCGTTTGTACCAACATTACCACTTATACCAGATGTACCTGATGAACCACTAGATCCAGATGTACCTGATGAACCAGATAATGAACTACCACCATAAGTACCACCAGATCCAGATGTACCTGATGAACCAGATGTACCTGAAGATGCGCTTAAAGCAGATGCTCCGATTGTACCAGCAGTACCAGTAGAACCAGATGTACCACTAGATCCAGATGTACCAGATACTTTACTTTGACCACTATCACCAGCCATACCAGTTGTACCAGTACTACCAGATGTACCACTTGTACCCGAGCTTGCGCTTAGTGAAGAGGAACCAATTGTACCAGCCGTACCAGTTGAACCACTAGATCCAGATGTACCTGAAGAACTAGCTAAACCACTAGATCCAGATGTACCTGAAGAGGCGGATGAACCTGATGTACCAGCAGAACCACTTGTACCTGAAGACAATGATGAGCCAGAAGTACCAGCAGAACCAGTGCTACCAGATGAACCAGATGTTCCAGAAGAACCTGAAGCCGCTGATCTTCCTGAAGAACCCTCTGTACCAGAAGAACCACTAGAACCTGATGTTCCTGAAGTCCCTGAGCTCGCACTTAATGAAGATGAACCAGCAGAACCAGATGTACCCGTAGAACCAGATGTACCAGAAGTTCCTGAAGAAGCTGAAGCATTTGAAGAACCAGCTGTACCCGCAGAACCTGTTGATCCAGAAGAACCAGATGTACCTGAAGAACTAGATAAAGCAGATGAACCTGAAGTTCCTGATGTACCAGCCGATCCACTTGTTCCTGAAGACCCTGATGAAGAAGATTCACCACTCGTACCAGAAGTACCTTTAGATCCAGATGATCCAGATGAACCAGATGAAGCTGAAACACCAGAAGCACCCGCAACACCAGAAGTACCATTAGAACCCGAAGATCCTGATGTCCCTGAAGATGCTGAAGAACCCGCTGAACCACTTAATGCTGAACTACCTGAAGTACCTGTTGAACCCGATGTACCAGAAGTTGCTGAAGAACCGCTATTACCAGCAGCACCAGCTGTACCAGTTGAGCCAGTTGAGCCAGAAGTACCACTTGTACCAGAGGTAGCAGATACCTTACTTTCACCATTATCACCAGCTAAACCTGTTGTACCACTTGTTCCTGAAGAACCAGATGTACCCGAAGATGCGCTTAATGAAGAAGAACCAATCGTACCGTTAGTACCAGTTGAACCACTAGATCCAGATGTCCCTGAGCTTGCGCTTAGAGCAGATGAACCTGATGTACCACTTGTTGCTGAAGAACCACTTGTTCCAGATGAACCTGAAGTTCCTGAAGATAATGAATTACCACTTGTACCAGCAGAACCAGTGCTACCAGATGAAGCGGAAGAACCACTTGATCCGCTTAACCCTGAAGTTCCAGAAGATGCTGAAGAACCTGAAGAACCACTTGTTCCTGAAGATGCTGATACCCCTGATGTACCGTTTGTACCAGTTGAACCAGATGTACCAGATAAACCACTAGTACCATTTACACCACTAACACCATCAATACCAGTTGTACCAGATGTTCCAGATGAACCTGAAGTTCCTGAAGATCTAGAAAGCGCTGATTGACCAGCGGTACCGTTTGTACCAGTTGACCCACTAGAACCGCTTGTACCTGAAGATGCTGATGTTCCCGAAGATGCTGAGCTACCAGAAGTTCCAGAGCTACCAGAAGTTCCAGAAGATGCTGAGCTACCAGAAGTTCCTGAGCTACCAGAAGTTCCAGAAGAACCTGATGTACCAGAAGATCTAGATAAACCAGATAAACCAGCTACGCCCGAAGTACCAGAAGAACCTGACGAACCAGAAGTTCCTGAAGTACCAGAAGAACCTGACGAACCAGAAGAACCACTACCTAAAGAAACACAAAGTTCTAATGTTGTAGGTGTTCCTGGTGCTGGTGACGCGTCTGCTGGTCCTGAAACATATGATACGTTAAATGTATGATGACTACCAGAATCCACATTAGATGATACAGTATAAACATAACCATTAATTGTTATTTGAGATCCGATTGATAGTGCGTCTAATATCGCGTCACGATTTATACCATTAACATCAATATCGCTTACTTTAATACTTGTAACAAAACTACCCAGTGAACCATTTTGGCTAACTATTTCACCATTGGCAGGTACGTCTAGGTCAAATCCCCAAATGTAAGATAATGAGAAACAACCAAAGCCTGATAAACCAGATGTTCCAGCGGAACCTGATGAACCTGATGAACCTGATGTACCACTCAATGCTGATGAACTTGATAAACCAGATGAACCAGCTGTACCCGTACTACCACTTGTTCCTGATGAACCAGATGTTCCAGAACTTGTACTAGAACCTGATGAACCTGATGTACCAGATGATGCTGATGATCCACTTGTTCCTGAAGAACCACTTGTCCCTGAAGTTGCAGATGAACCTGATGTACCAGAAGTTGCTGATGATCCGCTTGTTCCTGATGAACCTGATGTACCAGAAGTTGCTGAGCTACCAGATGAACCCGATGTTCCTGAAGTTGCAGATGAACCACTTGTTCCTGAAGATGAACTTAAACCAGAAGAACCTGATGTTCCTGATGTACCTGAAGTACCAGAAGAACCTGAAGTACCAGAAGAACCGCTACCTAAACTTGCACAGAAATATAATGTTGTAGGTGTTCCTGGTGCTGGTGATGCATCCAAAGGACCCTCTACAAACGACACATTAAATGTGTGGTAACTTCCAGAATCTACATTAGATGATACAGTATAAACATAACCGTTAATTGTTATTTGAGAACCAACTGAAATCGCATCTAATAATAAATCACGATCTATACCATTAACATCGATGTCACTTATCTTAAAGCTAGTTACAAAAGTACCTAATGAACCATTTTGGCTAATTATTTCACCATTGGCAGGTACATCTGGATCAAAGCCCCAAATGTAAGGTAAAGTATAACAACCAAACCCTGATAAACCTGATGTACCAGCGGATCCCGAAGATCCTGAAGAACCCGATGTACCGCTTAACGCTGATGAACTTGATAAACCAGAAGAACCTGATGTACCAGTTGAACCACTTGTTCCAGATGAACCAGATGTTCCAGCAGATGCAGATGATCCGCTTGTTCCTGAAGAACCTGATGTACCAGAAGTTGCTGAAGAACCTGAAGTACCAGATGATCCAGCTGTTCCAGCAGATGCCGAAGAACCTGATGTACCAGCAGAACCTGATGTACCAGAAGTTGCTGAAGAACCACTAGATGCAGATGATCCGCTTGTTCCTGAAGAACCTGATGTACCAGAAGTTGCTGATGATCCGCTTGTTCCTGAAGAACCAGATGTTCCAGAAGTTGCTGAAGAACCACTAGATGCTGACGATCCGCTTGTTCCTGAAGAACCTGATGATCCGCTAGATCCAGATGATCCGTCCGATCCACTTGAACCAGAAGAACCTGATGATCCATCAGAACCACTTAAACCAGACGTACCAGCAGTACCATCAACACCAGAGAAACCTGATGTACCATCACTACCACTAACACCACTAACACCGTTAACACCATCTAGACCGCTTGATCCTGAAGAACCATCGGAACCAGATGAACCGCTAATACCTGAAGAACCGTCAGAACCTGATGATCCGCTTATACCAGAAGATGCGCTTGAACCACTAGATCCAGATGTACCTGAAGAAGCAGATGAACCACTTTCGCCACTTGTTCCCGAAGAACCATCGCTTCCTGATGAACCAGATGACGCTGAAGAACCAGATAAACCACTTATACCTGAAGTTCCTGAAGAACCCTCAGAACCAGAAGAACCTGAAGTTCCTGAGGATGCTGATGATCCACTTAAACCTGAAGTTCCCGAAGAACCGTCAGATCCAGATGAACCTGAAGATGCTGAAGAACCAGAAGAACCGCTTATACCTGAAGAACCGTTTGATCCATCACTACCGCTAAATCCAGAAGTACCAGAAGAACCATCCGATCCACTAAATCCTGATGTTCCTGAAGATGCTGAAGAGCCACTATTACCACTTGTTCCAGAAGATCCATCACTACCTGATGAACCTGAAGATGCTGAAGATCCAGAAATACCCGAAGAACCATCAGAACCGCTTGATCCTGAAGATGCTGAAGAGCCACTTAAACCACTTTCACCGCTTGTACCCGAAGAACCATCTGAACCGCTTGATCCTGAAGATGCTGAAGAGCCAGACTCACCTGAAATACCAGATGTTCCTGAAGACCCATCACTACCAGAAGAGGCTGATGAACCAGAAGTACCTGAACTTGCTGAAGAGCCACTAAATCCAGACGTACCTGAAGAACCATCCGATCCTGAAGAACCTGAACTTGCTGAAGAACCAGAAGAACCACTTATACCTGAAGAACCATCACTACCTGAAGATCCACTTTCACCACTTGTTCCTGAAGAACCATCTGACCCCGAAGAACCAGAAGATGCTGAAGAACCAGAGAATCCAGATATACCACTTGTTCCTGAAGAACCATCTGACCCCGAAGAACCAGAAGATGCTGATGAACCACTAAATCCACTTTCACCACTTGTACCTGAAGATCCATCACTGCCCGATGAACCACTTAAACCTGAAGAACCAGAAGATGCTGATGAACCACTAAATCCTGATGTTCCTGAAGAACCATCAGAACCCGAAGATGCTGAAGAACCACTTAAACCACTTGTGCCTGAAGAACCATCACTACCGCTTTCACCGCTTGTTCCAGAAGAACCATCAGAACCGCTTGTTCCTGAAATACCACTTATACCACTGGCACCATCAATACCTGATGTACCAGAAGTACCTGAAGAACCATCACTACCCGATGATCCGCTTACACCTGAACTACCATCAGATCCAGATGAACCACTTACGCCTGAAGATGCCGATGAACCAGCTGAACCACTTATACCTGATGTTCCTGAAGAACCATCAGATCCAGATGAACCTGAAGATGCTGAACTACCAGAAGACCCACTCAATCCTGAAGAACCATCAGATCCTGATGAACCAGAAGACGCTGAAGACCCAGACTCACCTGAGATACCACTTGTACCTGAACTACCATCCGATCCAGAACTAGCTGAAGAACCTGATGTACCAGAAGTTGCTGAAGACCCACTCAATCCACTTGTTCCAGATGAACCATCAGAACCCGAAGATCCTGAAGACGCTGAAGAACCAGCAGAACCACTTAAACCTGAAGATCCATCACTACCTGAAGAACCTGAACTTGCTGAAGAACCAGACTCACCTGAAATACCTGATGACCCTGAAGAACCATCCGATCCAGAAGAGCCAGATGAACCGCTCAATCCACTTGTACCAGCGGTACCATCAACACCAGAGAAACCTGATGTACCGTCAGAACCTGAAACTCCCGACACACCATTAACACCATCCAAGCCGCTTGATCCTGAAGAACCATCGGAACCTGAAGAACCAGATTGACCAGAAACACCTGATGAACCATCCGATCCTGAAGAACCTGAACTTGCTGATGAACCAGCTGAACCACTAAATCCAGATGTTCCTGAAGACCCATCACTACCAGAAGAACCAGAGCTTGCTGATGAACCGCTTTCGCCACTTATACCCGAAGTTCCTGAAGAACCATCAGAACCCGAAGATGCTGAAGAACCACTCAATCCACTTGTTCCTGAAGAACCATCAGATCCTGATGAACCAGAGCTTGCTGATGAACCAGCTGTACCACTAAATCCAGATGTACCAGAAGAACCGTCTGATCCCGCTGAGCCGCTAAATCCAGATGTTCCTGAAGAACCATCAGAACCAGATGAACCTGAACTTGCTGAAGAACCAGAGAATCCGCTTTCACCGCTTGTTCCTGAAGACCCATCACTACCTGATGAACCAGATAAACCTGAAGAACCGTTTGACCCTGTTGAACCGCTTTCACCGCTTGTTCCTGAAGATGCTGAAGATCCGCTATTACCAGATGTTCCTGAAGAACCATCAGAACCAGATGAACCAGACAAACCTGAACTACCATTTGAGCCACTTTCACCACTTGTTCCTGAAGATCCATCACTACCTGATGAACCCGAAATACCGCTTTCGCCACTTGTTCCAGAAGAACCATCAGAACCACTTGTTCCTGAAACACCAGAAATACCACTAGCACCATCAATACCTGAAGAACCACTTGTCCCTGAAGAACCGTTTGACCCAGATGATCCAGAAATACCCGAACTACCGTTTGAACCATCACTACCTGAAATACCAGATGTACCAGAAGATCCGTCTGATCCAGAAGAACCAGAGCTTGCTGATGAACCACTTTCACCACTTATACCTGAAGTTCCTGAAGAACCGTCTGATCCTGAAGAACCAGATATCCCAGAAGATCCATCGCTACCTGATGAACCACTTAAACCTGAGCTACCATCTGATCCAGATGAACCAGATAACCCGCTTGTTCCTGAAGAACCATCGGAACCACTCAATCCACTTGTACCAGCAGTACCGTCAACACCAGAGAAACCTGAAGTCCCTGAAGATCCCGATACGCCGCTAACACCGTTAACACCCGAAAGTCCTGAAGAACCATCACTACCTGATGATCCAGATTCACCTGAAATACCTGAAGAACCATTAGAACCAGACTCACCGCTTGATCCTGAAGACCCAGATGTACCAGAAGAACCGTTAGAACCTGAAGATCCACTGTTACCAGAAGAACCATCTGATCCAGAAGAACCAGATTCACCGCTTGATCCTGAAGACCCATCGGAACCTGAAATACCACTTATACCACTAGAACCATTTGAACCGCTTTCGCCGCTTGTTCCAGAAGATCCATCACTACCTGAAATGCCACTTATACCACTAGAACCGTTTGAACCACTTTCACCACTTGTTCCTGAAGATCCATCACTACCTGATGAACCCGAAATACCTGATGAACCATTCGATCCAGAAGATCCACTGTTACCAGAAGAACCATCAGATCCAGAGGATCCAGAAGCACCCGAAGATCCATTCGACCCCGAAACACCTGAAGAACCATCCGATCCACTTGTTCCAGAAATACCAGAAATACCACTAGCACCATCAATACCTGATGTACCAGAAGTACCCGAAGATCCGTCAGAACCAGAAACACCAGAAATACCTGAACTACCATCTGATCCACTTAAACCAGAAGTTCCTGAACTACCATCTGATCCGCTAAATCCACTTAAACCTGAAGAACCATCGCTTCCAGATGATCCAGAAATACCTGAAGACCCATTTGATCCCGAAGAACCTGATCGGCCAGCAGATCCGTCAGATCCTGATGAACCAGATACCCCAGAAGATCCATCACTACCTGAAGAACCTGAAATACCCGATGAACCAGCAGATCCAGAAGATCCACTTAAACCAGAAGAACCATCTGATCCTGATGACCCGCTTACACCCGATGAACCATCAGAACCACTTAAACCAGACGTACCAGCAGTACCGTCAACACCAGAGAAACCACTTGTTCCCGATGATCCCGATACACCACTAACACCATTAACACCCGAAAGCCCTGAAGATCCATCTGATCCAGATGAACCACTCATACCTGAAGAACCATCCGATCCTGATTGGCCAGATGAACCGTTTGATCCAGATGAACCACTCATACCTGAAGAACCATCTGATCCTGATTGGCCAGACTCACCACTCGACCCATTTGAGCCACTTATACCTGAAGTTCCTGAAGAACCATCGGATCCAGATTCACCCGAAATACCCGAACTACCATTTGAACCGCTTTCGCCACTTGTTCCAGATGAACCATTCGATCCAGAAGATCCACTGTTACCAGAAGAACCGTCAGATCCAGAAGATCCACTGTTACCAGAAGAACCATTTGATCCAGTTGATCCAGATTGACCAGAAACACCTGATGAACCATTAGAACCAGATTCACCGCTTGTTCCTGAAGATCCGTCCGACCCAGATTCACCTGAAACACCTGAAGATCCATCAGAACCACTTGTCCCTGAAACGCCAGAAATACCACTAGCACCATCAATACCTGAAGAACCACTTGTCCCTGAAGAACCGTTACTACCAGAAGATCCGCTTAAACCAGAAGAACCATCTGATCCTGAAGACCCAGAAATACCAGAAGATCCATCGGAACCTGAAGACCCAGATACCCCCGAAGATCCATCACTACCTGAAGAACCAGATAGCCCCGAAGACCCATCCGACCCACTTATACCTGAAGTTCCTGAAGAACCATCAGAACCACTATTACCACTTGTACCAGCGGTACCATCAACACCAGAGAAACCACTTGTTCCCGATGATCCTGATACCCCACTAACACCGTTAACACCATCTAGACCGCTTGATCCTGAAGAACCATCGGAACCGCTTACACCACTTATACCTGAAGAACCATCAGATCCAGACTCCCCTGAACTACCAGAAGAACCCGATGTACCTGACTCACCACTTATACCTGAAGAACCATCAGATCCAGAAGAACCTGAAGCACCAGATAAACCATTTGAACCAGAAGAACCACTTATACCTGAAGAACCATCTGAACCAGAAGAACCACTTATACCTGAAGAACCATCTGAACCGCTTACACCACTTATACCTGAAGAACCATCAGAACCTGAAGCACCAGATACTCCAGAAGATCCATCCGACCCACTTATACCTGAAGTTCCTGAAGAACCATCGGAACCGCTTACACCACTTATACCTGAAGAACCATCAGAACCACTTTCACCACTTACACCAGATGAACCATTAGAACCTGATTGACCTGACGTACCAGAAATACCATCAGAACCGCTTGTTCCTGAAATACCTGAAATACCACTAGCACCGTCAATACCTGAAGAACCAGATGTTCCTGAGCTACCGTCAGAACCAGAAGAACCACTTACACCTGAAGAACCATCTTGACCAGATGAACCTGAAATACCCGAAGACCCGTTAGAACCGCTTTCTCCACTTGTTCCTGAAGATCCATCTTCACCAGATGAACCTGAAATACCTGAAGAACCATTACTACCACTTAAACCTGAAGTACCATCAGTACCAGTAGAACCGCTTGTACCAGCAGATCCAGAAGTCCCAGAAGAGCCTGAGTGACCAGAATCACCTTGTAATAATAAACCTATTTGTTTGGCAACAACGATTATTGATGGGGCTGCTGGGTGATCCAACGGTGATACACTAGCTGGAACAGCTGTTATTTGTACGTGATTGGAAGCAGAGGCGAATAAAACCTCAATATAGTCGTTGGCGTTTAAATCCAATATTACCGAAACAAATGGTAATTGTTTAACTGAATTTGAGTTTAAACCTAAAATTGAGTCTGTTCTAACAATGTCAGTACCATTTTTTCTAAGAAAAATATGTACATCATTTGCCGAACCACCTTGCGTTTTTTCAACTTGTAAAGAGTAACCTATCTCATATACACCAGTATAATCAAATTTTATTTGTGAATTGTTTACAACACTAATATGATTAGAAATTTCGGTTGTGTTATAAGTAATCTCAGTTGGTGTGTTTGCCGCAGAAACAACTTGTGTTGTTGAATCACTGAATGAACCATAGTAGTTAGCACCCGTGGCACTAACACCAGATGAACCTGAAGTCCCCGCCAAAGGCATCGGACTAAAACCAAACTCACCTGTTGTCTCATCGTAGGATACGAAATAAGATGGTGAATTATTTTGGGTCATTCCAGTTACAGCTAACTGGTTTAAAACATATGAACCTTGTAGATTTTGTGTATTTACCCACTGATTTATGGTGGTATCATAAACAAGGATATCCCCATTCTGGGGACTTAATATAACCACATCCGTTAAATCATCGATACCGAGATTTTCGATCGTGTCTTTAATATTCTTGAAGTTAGCGTCAAGCTCCGCGTAGGAAAGCGCCCTTCCTAGATCATTTCTAAGATAAATTGTTACTGTTGCCATTTATATAAGTAAGTTTAAACTACCTATATAAATAGTATTAAATACTGTTAAGGCAACAGTAACAATAATATTTTTTCGTTTTTTTTTATTCGATTATGTTAACAATAACCTTTGAAGTCTTGATGTTGTAGGTTAGAGATATTTTACCACTTGTCGGTAATTGTTTTTTTAACATCTCATCTGAAATCGGGTCCTCAACATACTTTTGTATTGTTCTCTGTATCTCTCTGGCCCCGTAGATCTTGTTAAAACCCTGCTCAAGAAGAAAATCCTTTAATTTTTTATCAATTTTAAAGGTAAAACCAATACTCTTTAAATGCGATTCGAAATCTTTTAATTGTAAATCAATTATTTTTGTGATATCTTCTTCATTTAAATAATTAAAATAAACGATTTCGTCTAACCTATTAATAAACTCTGGTTTAAAAGTTTTCTTTAAATTTTTCTCAATAATACCTTTAGAGTTAGCTAAATTATCCCCTTCAGAATCATTAAAACCAATTTTAGTACCAAAATCCTGAACCTCTTTCAAACCAATATTAGAGGTCATTATTATAATGGTGTTTTTAAAATTAATTTTTCTACCGTTAGCGTCAGTTAAAAACCCTTCGTCTAGCAATTGAAGCATAACGTTGAATACATCTGGGTGAGCTTTTTCAATCTCATCAAATAATATGAGTGAATAGGGCTTATTTTTAACTTTCTCAGTTAATTGACCACCTTCATTGTAACCAATGTATCCTGGGGGTGCTCCGATTAACTTACTGATATTAAATTTCTCAGAGTATTCAGACATATCAACGCGAATCATGGAATCTTTAGATCCAAATACCTTTTCACATAAAGCCTTCGCCAATTCGGTTTTACCAACACCCGTTGGTCCAATGAATAAGAATGAACCGATTGGTTTAGATTGTTTTCTAATACCAGTTCGATTTCTCTTTATGGAAGATACGACTTTACTTATCGCGTCCGATTGGCCAATTACACAATTAGCTAAATCCTTATCCATTGAAAGTAATCTTTCAATTTCGCTTTCAGATACTCGACTAATCGGGATACCCGTCATTATTGAAACAACTTCTGATATCATATCTTCTGTTACAATATTACGTTTCTCGTTGATTGAAAGTTTCCATGTGGCTGTTTCTTTTTCCAACTCCACCAAAATTTTCTTTTCTTGATCACGCAAACTAGCCGCTTGTTCAAAATTCTGTGTCTTAACAACAAGTTGTTTTTGTTCTTTTATTTCCTTTAATTTGATCTCCAGGTCCTTTATTTTCTGTGGTGCTTTAATGGCCACTTGAGTTCTAGAACCAGCTTCATCCATAATATCAATGGCTTTATCGGGGAACTCTCTATTGGTAATGTATCTGTCAGCAAGATAGATGATTTCATCGATGGCACCTTCAGTGTAGGTAACTTTATGGAAATCTTCATATCTTTCCTTAATATTCATCAATATCTGCTTGGTTTCAGCCAGTTGGGGTGGGTTAACCATAACTTTCTGGAATCGTCTATCAAGAGCCCCATCCTTTTCAATATGTTCACGATACTCATCAAGAGTTGTGGCACCAATACATTGCAGCTCACCTCGAGCTAAAGCTGGTTTAAATACGTTTGCGGCGTCTAAAGAACCAGAAGAGTTACCAGCACCCACAATTGTGTGGATCTCATCAATAAACAAAATAATATTTGGGTTATCCTTTGCCTCATCAACGATAGCTTTAATACGCTCTTCGAATTGTCCACGATACTTTGTACCAGCAACAAGGGATGTCATATCTAATGTAACGACACGCTTATTAAGTAGTGGTCTAGGACACTCACCAGTGGCAATTTTCATAGCCAAACCTTCCGCTATTGCTGTTTTACCAACACCTGGATCACCAATTAATATCGGATTATTCTTTTTTCTACGTGTTAGGATCTGACATACGCGTTCAACTTCCTCAGTTCTACCAATAACTGGATCGAGTTTACCATCTAAAGATAGTGCTGTTAAATCTCGACCGAAGTTATCCAACATCGGTGTTCGAGTTTTGGTGTTTCGGTTAATATTTTCGTTTGCTAGCTTCGGTTTATCTTTCGGTAACTCATCATCATTTGAAAACGTGCTCGCCTGAGGTGTTGATAATTGCTTAATTTTTTTAGCAATAAAAGTTTTTGTTAGACCGTAATCTTTAAACAACTTAGTTATTGCGTTATCTTTTTCCATGAAGATCAAGAAAAATAACTCAACCGTTATATAGTTGGTTTGTTTTTTTCTGGAGATACACTCCTTGATCGTCTCCTGTAAATCAGATTCAAACGGTAATATTGTGCTATCACCATCTTTTGATGAATCTGATAAACGTTTATTAATATCATTGAGGTCCTCAACCATCACGTCAAAATCGATTACTTTGTTCTTAACCACCTCATATATCATGTTTTCGGTTGTTAATATACCAAAGACAACGTGTTGTAACCTGAGCATTGAGTCGTTATACTTTAACGCAACGGCTTGTCCCTTTGTAAATGCGTTTCTCAATTCGTTTGTCATTCTTTCTTTCATGCGTGTATATATCTTTTGTGCAAAGATAGGTATAATCTTGACATAAGCAAAATTTTTTCCTACTTTTGTTACAAATAAATATTTATGGAAAGAATAATTGTTAATTACAAAGACGGAAACATTAAGGAGTTCCAAGAGCCTTCGGGGCAAATAATAAGCGGGGATAACTTGATAATCACCACTAAAAAAGCTATTTCGGATGAAAACAGTGATGACGCCCACATCGCAACAACTAGTGAGGTCATTAGTCTATCGCTAGTTAAAAATTTTGTTAAAATAAGTTCAACAAGAAAAATCAACATCGAAACGTATGTCAGTGACAAGTAAAAAATACCTCGGTAATGAGATTATTACCGAATATACTAGCTCCAATATTAAGGGTGGTAAATATAATACAGCAACTAAAATATTAGAAATAACTTTTAATAATGGGATGGTTTATCAATACGAAGATGTATCCCATGAAGTTTTTGCAGAACTTAATTTAGCTGAAAGTCAGGGTAAATATTTTAATGTTAATATCGCAAAAAAATATAATTATAAAAAAGTTTTATAATGTTTGTAGAAGTAAGGTATAACTCAAGAGCCAACATAACTTTTCATGATATGGCTAAAGTCTCAATACGCGGAGATCAAAATTATCTAGTTAGGTGGTTCCAAAACGGCGAGTTTTTTGGTGAAATGACTTTAAATGGTGGTACTTGGGGTGCCTACCCAATGCTTGATATAGCTGACTGGAGAATAGAATTCTGGCAAGATGGTAATCTTGTGTATACTTATAAAAATTTGTTGGAAAAAAATGATATTCTTATAATTTTTAATAATGAGGGTGATAATTTTTCAGAATTTGTTAAAAAAGTAAAAGACTACTCTAATCAGATAGCGGAAAATTTTGGTTGCAATGTTTACGTTTTCTTTAAAAATTCTGAATTATGTGATTTTACTAACACTAAAGTTAAACCACTAAGATTAAACGATAGGGTTGATACATTTAAAATTATTTATACAAAAAATTTATAATGGATAATTTAATTAAAATTTACGAAAATACTATCTCTAAGGAAGTTTGTAACCTTATTATAAACGAATTTGAGACATCAAATAACCAGATGGAAGGTATTAGCGGCGCTGGTGTTAATAAGCTAGTAAAATCATCAACAGATCTAATGATCCACCTTAATTTGGATAACCCAAATTGGTTATACATCTATGATTATTTAAGAGAGAATTTATTAGGTAATTTAGTTGATTATATCGAACACAACAGTTTTATGACAATAACTGGTGGATTTAGTACTAAAGCTTCAGCTGTAAGAACAGCCCAATCATGTTATATGGCTTCTAATAACGGGCAACCACACATGCAGATGCAAAGATATATAGATGATCAAGGTTATTACGCTTGGCACCATGAAAACGAGGGTGGTATAACGAGTAAAAGAGAGTTATTTTTTATTTATTACCTTAATGATGTTGATGGCGGTGAAACTGAATTTAAATTCAATCCACTTAAAGTTAGGCCAGAAGCTGGTAAATTAGTTATTGCCCCAGCTTTATGGACACATAAACATCGCGGTAACCCACCTAAAGACGGCCAGTACAAATATATTATAACAGGTTGGATTGAAAAAACCGATGAACATTATATTTCTGAAGAATTTGAGGACGATTATCTAATTTAAAGTGTTTTTTATTTAAAATACTGATATTTATTAGATATGGACAATATTATTAAAAGTTTTACTGTTAGAGCAACCCTATATTCAGATATATGGGATAACGCTTCATCGGATAACTTTAAGACAATCAAACTACATAAGGATGTTAGAGAACATCTTATCTCAATAGCCAAAGACTTTATCGAAAGTTTTGGTATAGATACTTTTGTTATCGAGGATATCTTATTTGTTGGTAGTTTGGCTAATTATAATTGGTCCGAATATTCGGATGTGGATTTACATATCGTAATTGACAAAGAAAAAGTTAATGAAGATATTGACCTAGTTGATGAGTTTTTTACGGCTAAAAAAGAAGTTTATAATCTAAAACATAATATAAAGGTTAAGGGTTTTGATGTTGAATTATACGTCCAAGACATTAAAGAAGAATTAGACGCTTCTGACGGAATATATAGCATACTCTATAATAAATGGAGAAGAGAACCTAGTAAAGATAAAGCACCTGTTAATAAATCTGATATCATTAAAAAGGTCAAGGAGTTTGTAAAAAAACTAAGCGACATTAAAAAAGAGGAAGAACCAGACGCTAAATTACTTAAGCTAAAGAAACTAAAAGAAAAGATAAGAGCTTACAGAAAAAGTGGTTTAAACGCAACTGGTGAATATAGTACAGAAAATCTAGTTTTTAAATACCTAAGAAGATCTGGGTATATGGATGAATTAGCTGATCTTGGGATTGACATAAAAGATGAGTTTTTATCCTTAGAAAACGAGCAGTATTGATTTTTTACTAAAACTCTGTATATTTATAAGAAGAATAAGAATTTTAAAAAAACAAAGATATGAGACCAGTAGGTTCAGAAAAAATACAAGACGTAGACCAAAAATTAGCCAGAATTCTTGAAATCGCTGGTGTGTCTAAAGAAGCAATCAACGAAAATAAACAATTAGTTGGCCACTTGTCCAATGTTTTACACGAAGCTGTTGCAGCTAACGGTACTGAATACGGTATCATACAAGAGGAAAAACATGTTTACATCAAAGTAAAAACTGAAAATGGTTATGAGTATTTGTCTGGTGTACAAAACATACACGAACACTCTTATAGATCATACGCTGAGGCTCTTAAGCATTTGAATATGATGTTTAAACAAATCAACGAGTCAGTTGACTACAAAGAAAACATCGATGTTTTAAAAAAAAAAGCTTAACTGAGCAACGTTACATTCTTAAATTAAAAGGAGCTGGTTCTGCTAATACGGAACCAGCTTCTTCTGTTAATACAGGTGACGATATGGCGGCTCCAGCGGCAACAGAAGAACCAGCTGATCTAGCAACAGACTTTTCAGCTGAAATGCCAGATGATATGGGTGTTGATACAACTGGTGATGTACCAGCGGAAACCCCAGCAGAGGCTCCAGCGGAAGCACCAGAAGGTGAGGAAAACCCAGACGAGCCAATTTTAAAAACGGTTCAAAAATTAACTGGTAAGTTGACTCAAAAAATGAGGGATGGTGCACAAGAATTAGAATCTAAGGATTACAAATATGTTGTTAACTCCATTCTATCTGCGATTGATATGACAAAGGTTAATGAAGAAGATATGGCAGATATGTTGAGTAAACTTCAAAACAAAGACTCTGAAGACACAACAGACGCAGAGCCAGCTCCAGAGGAAACTCCAGTTGACGTAACCCCAGAGGAGCCAATGCAGGAACAACCAAGTGAATATTTAAAAAGAATACAAAAATCCGTAATGGATGAATTTTTAAAAAGATAATAAAATCCCCGAAAGGGGATTTGTTTTTTTAAAACGTTTTTACTATTATTGTACAAATAAGTTAATATGATAATAGGAGTTCTAGGAAAAAAACGTTCGGGTAAAGATACCACAGGTGATTACCTTGTTGCTAACAAAAATTTTGTAAAATATAGCTTCGCCAACCCAATTAAACGTGGGGCCATGGAATTATTTGGTTTCACCGAAGACCAAGTTTTTGGTGACGCTAAAGATGAAATTGACCCAACCTGGGGAATAACCCCAAGGTTAGTACTACAGATAATGGGTACTGAGGTTTTTCAATACGATATGCCGAAATATATACCAGAATTACAGGTATTTGGTAGAAGTTTTTGGGTTAAGCGTTTTGAACAATGGTATAACCAAAATAAGGATCTGGATGTCGTTATTTGCGATGTTAGATTTCAACATGAAGTTGATGCGATATTAAAGATGGGTGGTACAATATTGTCAGTGCAAAGACCAAATCTAAGTACTGGTGATGAGCACGCATCTGAAAAAGAAATGGATTCTATTGTTGGTATTACAACCGAAATAATAAACGATCGTACTTTACATGATCTGTACGATAAGATAGATAATTTGGTGAATGATTTACGAAAACCCCTTAGCTGAGATATTATCGGTACATAAATTTAAAGTTGATAGAGCCACAGCTGAAATGTTATGCTACACCTTTAGCAGGGACATAAAGTGTGATAGGAAAATCAATATTGAGTTATTTAGAAGGTTCGCTAAGTATAAACCTTTATACGTTTTTAGTTACGGTGGCGTAATAAATTACGAAATAAAAGACCAACCCATACAATTACAGGGTGTTGAGATAATTGTACCAGAAGGTGGTGAAGAAAAATTTATGGACGATAACTCAAACTTTATATTCTATGGTGGACCAAACTCTAGTCTTCAGTGGTTAGATGATTTAGGTGAAGAAGATGGTTCTAAAAATGTTTACGGTACTTGTAGAATTAACTTTTAGTTATCTTTAACCTGAGGTTACCAGTACCTTTTATAACTCTATGCCAGTCATGTCTCGCTATTTTTAGTGAGACATTTTCTTTTAGTGGTATTGGTAATTGATCATCGTATTGAAAAAACCAATCAGTTGGGTTTAAAACCTCAACAATTCTATCCTCATTATCTCTATGCCACATAAGTTCAATCGGATCGATATTCTCCCCGAACTCCCTTATTACATAACCATCACCAATTTCAATATCAATATACGGTTTACCAGTATCCACCAAACTTAGATTTTAAACCAAGCAAACTAGCGTATCTAGGTAATCTACATGACCAGTAAGACGCTTTAGTTCTATCTTTTTTATTTGCACAATCGTGTCTTTTAGCAAATGATTTACGGGCTTCTGGGTTGTTTAATTTAACAGATAAACCAGTTGTGTCACCAAATGACACCTTTTTAACACCACCACCTGGTTTTCTTACATAAACGTAGAATTTTTTAGAACCCCCTCTTTTGGGTTTTCCGAGCTCAACTTCCTTACCTTGGTACTTTGCCTCAGCAAGAATCTCTTCCTCTGTCATATCCACTGTAAATGGTAAATCTAATGGTACCATCGCACCTTCATACAAATCAAATTTACCCAAATCAGTATTCTCGAATA